CTGGCGCTGGTGGCGGTTTTGGTGGCGGCGTTGGCACTGGTGAATTTGGCGGCAGTCCTGAATCTGCTTCTGATCTGGGTTACAACCAAGGCGGCATGGTTACGCCCGACCGTCTGATGGGCCGTGCGCCTGCTCCAGATGACGGCTACGGGGCGTTACAGGGCGGTGAGTACGTCATCACCAAGGCGGCGGTGGAGAAGTACGGCAAGCGTCTGTTGGACGCTATCAACAACGGGACATTCAGATGACTGACGATGACTTCCGTCGCCTTGAAAGCAAAGTTGACAAGCTGACCGACGCTGTGGGCAAGCTGATCTTGATTGAAGAACGGCAAGCTAACCAAGGTGTCCGTATCGGTGCTGTTGAAGCGCAGCTAAGTGTGCAAGATGCCATGTTGCAGCGCGTTGACCGCAAAGTCGATCAGTGGGTTAACCGTGGCGTCGGCATATGGGCGGCGGTTGCGGTGGTGTTCTCGCTTGTACAGTTTTGGAAGAAATGATTGACGTCACCAAGGCCATTGGAGCAGTCGCGGCCAGCATTGCAGCCATTGGCGGCGGTTACACCTTGGCAGACAAGTTTGGCTGGTTTGACCGGGCTATATTGGAGTGGGCGCCAGAGCATTTTAAGATTACAGCAGCCGCTGGACAGCCCATCAACGTCACAGTGGCCCGAATCAAAAAGCGTGATGATTGCTCAGTGGAGAGTTTTACGCCAAGCATCCGAGATGCCGCTGGGATGGTGCATGAAGCAACGACAACAGCAAGCAAATTCAGCGGCCCAGCAGGGCCACAGATTGATACGTTTACCTACCAGTTAACGATGGTGCGAAAAGAGAAGATTGCGCCTGGAGCAGCAACTTTGTTGGCAACGATCAAGTACAAATGCCCAGAGGGTGAGCGAGTGGTGCAGTATCCTCGCCATGCAAACTTGTCATTTTTATTGGAGAAATAATGGACTGGCTTAAACAGATTGCACCAACGATTGCCACGGCGCTTGGTGGCCCCCTGGCTGGCATGGCTGTGTCTGCTATCTCCAAGGCGATTGGCGTGGATGAAGCAAAGGTAGGTGACCTAATCAGCAACAACAAGCTAACCGCCGACCAGATCGCGCAAGTCAAGCTGGCTGAGATTGAACTCCAAAAGCAGGCGCAAGAACTTGGCTTGAACTTTGAAAAGCTAGAGGTTGAAGACCGCAAGAGCGCAAGAGATATGCAGGCCACGACTCGCTCAATGATGCCGCCATTGCTTGCTGGCGCTGTCACCATTGGATTCTTTAGCATCATGGTGATGATGTTCTTCAACAAGATTGACAGCGCCAACCCAGCTATCCTGATGATGTTGGGCAGTCTTGGTACAGCCTGGACGGGCATCATTGCTTACTACTTTGGTTCCTCTGCTGGCAGCCAAGCCAAAACTGATTTGTTGAGCAAAAAATGACCCCGCATTTCACACTTGCAGAGTTAACGCACACTGATCACCGCAGTCTAGACAACACCCCCAACGCGCAGGAACTGGCAAACCTTCAGAGATTGGCTGAGTTTCTGGAGACTGTCAAAACTACACTGGGCGGCAAGCCCATAATGATCAACTCAGCCTTTCGCAGCAAGGCCGTAAATGACGCTGTAGGCAGCAAAGATACCTCCCAGCATAGGCAAGGACTAGCCTGTGATTTCCGAGTGCCTGGGATGGCTCCTGATGCCGTTGTGAGGACGATCATCGCAGCCAAGTTGCCGTTTGATCAGATCATCCGCGAGTATGACGCCTGGACGCACATCAGCATCAGCGACAAGCCTCGGCTCCAAGCGTTAGTTATCGACCGACAGGGAACTCGGGTTTTTGCGTAGCAAGTTCATGGCATCCCGCAAGTCTTGGCGTAGCTGCTCAAGTGCTTCCTGCTGCTGCTGAAGTCTCAGGTAAGCGTCCAGGGCGAACCTGTCCAGCGTCTGACGCTCCCAGGCCGAGAAGTTAGGCAGATCGTTCAATCTGATTCCTTATCCACTGCGGCCCACCTAGTTGTAGTAGCTTGATGCGCTGGCTTTTGGTCAGCCTCAATGAGTAGACCACCATAAGTTCGGCGTCAGCTTTCTCTTTCCGCCACTTGATCTCGCGCTCGATGCGCCTGAATTCATCGTCTTCAGTGATCATGTGTTGCGCTCCTTCAGTCTCGCCGCTGCCCATGCAGCGCCTTGTATAAACGTGTCCTGTGATGTGCCATTCGTGTTGTCAATATGATCCCAATCCTCCTCCGTCAGCCCCTGCCACGGGCGCTGTGCTGCGGGTGTGGTGTCAAGAATTTTCAGCGAATCAATTGCTTGGCAGATACCTTCGTTTTGAGTTAACCAAGAATCAAAATGTGATTCTTGCCCTCTGGCGTCATCCATCGTTACGCGCAGTTGTTGAATAATCTCTTTGATGCTCATGTGTTGCGCTCCTGTAGAATCTTTTGGGCTACATACATCCCAGCGTGAAATGCCAGCTTCATTTGTGAAGTAATCGGGGCAGACTCTCGGTTTACATCCTCATCCGTCAGCCCTACCCACGGGCGCTGTGCTGCGGGTGGGGTGGTGAAATACTCAACCCGATCAAACCCGCCAGCGCCCATGCAGTCGCAGCTTGTTGGATGCACTTGCTCATACGCATGACCGCAACCATTACAACGATAGAACACCACCGGCTCCTGCACAGGTGCAGCTTGTGCTGCGGGTGGGGTGGTTTTGCGCCTAAAACTTGGCAAACACTCGCTGGTGCCGCAGGCTCCGTCAGCGTGTCCGGCTTCTCCGCAGTCAGGTATCGCCACCGGCTCCTGCTCTGGCTGCTCCAGTGCGGTGCGGAGGGCATCTCCCGCTGCTAAGAACGCATTCTCGCAGTGTTCATTTCCTTGGTACAAATCAATAGCCGAAAGCGCCAGCATTGCGGCTTGTCTTAGGTCAGTCATGTCAAGTACCCCACAAGGAAACAAAAAGCAGCAAGTGAGATCGTGGTGATCGCTACCGCAAGACTGAGTGCAAGCCAGTCGGGTTTGTAGAGGTCTTCGATCTCGTCGTCTTGGTTGTGGTCGTTCATGCTTCCCTCGCTTTCAGCATGGCGTCTGCCATTGCGTAGGCTTCTTCAGCCGCCCGCGTATGGGTGGAGCAAACCTCAAGGAATTGGACTATCACCTTGGCCGCGAAGTAATCGCGCAGGGTCATGCCTGTGCCGGTGTGCCTCGTAGGAAACGCCGGACCACCTGTGTTTGGTGTCATGTCCGATTCCCCCGGCTCGGCAAGCTGAACGCCCTCAAGCTACCCTCGCGTGGCACCTGTGCGGTGTAGTCGCCGTCACCCGTTTTGTACTGGCCGCGCTGCCACAGGTCGTTCTCTGCTGCTTTGACTTCACCAGCCAGCTTCTTGCGCTCGGTGTACTTACCCATGCTTTGCCGAGCTTCCCGGCTCAAGGTGAGGCTCGGGGTACGCACCATGTGAGTCGGTGTGCGATTGACTTTGATCTCTTCCAAAATACTCATAGCGGACTCTCTTCATGGTTTGCAGGGTTGAAAGGCATTGGCGGTACAGGCCGGTTAGGCGGTAGTTCAGTTGGGAAGGGCCAGATGCTCATACTGCCTTCTCCGCGTCTGCTAAGAACTTCCTCAATCGCTTGATACGCGCGTCTTCGTAGGACACCACACTGCTGGCGTATTCCATAGCACTGTGAGCTTCCAGGCGGTGCAGTTCAGCCTCTGCAAGTTCAGTAGCCGCCATCTCAACTGGCGTCAAGCGACGGGTCATCCTCTTAAATTGTTGCATTAGGGTCATGGTCGTTTTCCTTCTTTCAAAATCTCCAACCGTTCCCGATTGGCTCTCATGGTGCAGTAGCGTTGGTGGATACGCTCCAGCATAGTCACTCTACGGTGCTTCAATCGTTCCTCATCCAGCAAAGCCAACAAGTCAGCCTCGCTGTAGTTGGGCAGGTTACTTTGAAATTTTCTCCAGGTCAGCAATGCGTTTCTCCAGTTCGGTGATATGGGCAGTCACCTTGTTGTAAGCCCGACTCGCACTGTTGTGCGTCCGGGTGCGGATTGCAAGTTCGGCCTGTGCAGCCCTCAACTTAGCTTTGAGTTGGGTTAGTCTATTCATGTCAAGAAGTTTAGCACAGTTAATTGTTATGTTGAATCTTTCTTCAACATCATTCCTGATGCTGTACCGGGATCGATCACAATCCAACCGTTCTCATGAACTTCAATCAACTTGGCGTCCAACAGATTGATGATGTACCGGGCGTTCTTGCCATCGATCAGGTTTCGGCGGGAACCGGCTGCCATTGCCCCGGCAAATGTTGAAATGCCATTGGCAACCGCATACTCGCGCATCACTGACTTGGTGAGGTAGGGTGCGCCGCCTCGCTCTTCTGCGCCTGAAGACCACCAGGCTTTCTCAAAGTCGGCAAACCCCAGCGACTTATCTTTCTGCTTAGTTTCCGGCACTTCACCCTTAATCACCACCGCGCTGGAAACGGCCTCGCCATCCTCATCAAACCAGCCGGGTATTGCCACCGACTCCAGGTCAACATAGACCGGCGCTGCCATCTCGGCGTCTTTGCTCTTGCGCTGGACGATCTCAATGGACTTGTCGCCCTTGGCGGGTATGACGCTAATTTCAATGTCCAAGGCTCCACGCCATGCAGATGAGCCTCGCGCCCGATGTTGGGCTTCCTCGCTGACGCCTGTATGGTGAACAAGAATGACAGTGCAGCCAAACTCTTGCATGAGGGCCGCGCAGGCGTCCAGCATAGTCTTGGCATCTTGAGCGCTGTTCTCATCACCGGCCATGAAGCGGTGCAAGGTGTCTACCGTAATCACATCAGGCTTGATCTTGAGCGCCCGTATAGCCTCCACCACTTTCAGGTAGCCCTCGGCAGTGTTGAGGTCTACGCCCGACTTGCTGACCCACATATTCAGGTTACTGACGTTGTTCTTATGCTTCCAGGCTGCAATACGTGAACGCAAGCCGTGATGGCCCTCGCCAGCAAGATAAACCATATTGCCAGGCCTAACCTTGTGACCAAACCAAGTGGCTTTGCCTGATGCAATGTGCAGCATCCAGTCCAGCGTTACGAAAGTCTTACCGCCACCGCTGGGGCCATGCACCATGACCAAAGCCTTGTCCTGTATCCAGTGCTTCACAAGCCACGAAATAGGCGCAGGCTGCGCTGAAAAGCCGTCGGCATGGATTAGGTAGTCTGTCACTGGTGCAGGCGGCTTGAGCAACAGAGCCAGGTCATGCCCCGCTTGGACGTAATCATTGGCGTCACCAAGGACGGGCGGTGTTGTCATGCGTACCCCATACTTGGCGCTGGCCTGTTCGGCGTAGCGTTGCCCCACTCCACTTGCGTCATGGTCAGCCACGATGCAAATGTCCAGCGTCGGGTGGCCTTCTTTCAGAATGCCCGTCACCGGCACCAAGTTGCTGGCGCTGTAAGCCACCGCGCAGGGCTGGCCTGTCACTTCTGCAATGGTGGCGGCTGTCGCAAATCCTTCGGCAATGTAGAGCGTGGTGGCGTCATCCATGCTGCCGACCAACCAATACATTGAGCCGGTCTGTCCACCAGGGTGATACAGCTTGCCGCCTTGATGGTCAATGTACTGGATACTGGAGAGTTCGCCGTCTGAGTTGTACAACGGCACCATTAGCCTGCCGTCACCCGTTATTCTTGCGCCATGCGTCTTGATGCCTTTGCGTTGCAAGTACGGATGCTCTGGGCTTGCTGCCCCTGCCTGCGACCAGATAAGATCGACGGTGTTGGCCGCTACCTCACGCGCCTTTTTCACCTCGGCGTCCCGCTGGGTCTTGGCCTCCGCCAGTCGCCGGGACTGCGCCATCTCCTCCACCGGCGTCAGGCTGCGGCCAATGTCTGCTTTCCAACTGGATTCAAACCCAGAGCGCCAGCAGCCAAAGCGCCCTGCCGGTACGCCATCACTAAAGACTACGTACCAACCCGGCTTGTCGTGGCCCTTTTCGCCCTTGGTGCCACTATTGAAGCGGTGCAGTTTGCCGTCCAGATAGATCACATCTGGTGGCTTTAGCCCTGCGCCAAGCATGGCGTCTTTGAGTTGAATGTCAGGTGCATCAACGTGCTTTTGAGGGGGTGGCGACCAAGGGCCACCGAGAATATTTGAGAGGTCTGCCATGAAAATTAATCTCCACAGAAGCAGGCTATGGCTTCTTCGTTAGGGTCAAACATATCCCGCTGCTCTTGTGAGAACTTGAGCATTTGTGCGTAGGATGGGCGATCTGTGCGAAAGTGCGCCCCGCTTGGCTTGGACGCCAACGCCAACGCCTCAATTTTCGCCCACCATACTGCACGTTCTGGCTTTTCTGCAATTAGTGAAAGTATTTGTGCGCCACCTTTAAGAAAGCACAGATCACAGTTGCCATGCATGGTCACGCCGTTGTTGTTTGGCAGGCCCAAGTCAAATGGCTGGCTTCGCCAAAATGCGCCAACATCCTCTTTTGTGATGCCTGCGCTTCCCAATGGGGCCTGCTTTTCTTCATGCTTTCCGTAGTCCTGATTACCAATCTTGGCAAGCCGACGCTGTTCGTCTGCCCTGATGCCAAGCATTGAATCCCACTCCGTCCAGCCAATAGACTTTAAGTACCTGTGGATGGTGCGGACTTTTAGTTCCACAGTACAAAATCGCGCCACCGGGTTTGGAACATAGCCGCGCTTGCGAATCAACGCCTCAAACGGCTCGCCATCACGGCTGGCTGTTTCAAACGTAACTTCCTTAAAGCGTGGTTCGTCATCGGTGTAGGCCAAATACTCCAGCCAAACAATCGGCACCCCCCAATTCACCGCGCAGTCCCGCACGAACCGCAAGGTTGCCTCGTCCTCTTTGCCGGTGTTGGCAAAGCACACAACGGCCTCTGCCGGTAGCCCTCCATTGCTCTGTAAAACACGCCAAAGCATATAGGCGCTTGTCCTGCCGCCACTGAAGCTGATGCAGGTTGGTTCGTTGATTTTGAAGGGGTCACTCATCTTTTCCATCTTTCGTAATAAAGTTGTTGACACTGTAGCACAGAACTATGCTATGATCTAGCCACGCTTCGAACTGAGTTACAGACGGAAGCGCAAACTAGGAGAGCCAACATGGCTATTTTGTTGAAACGCACCGGCGGCCTTGCAGCCAACGGTGTCAAGCTGCTTGTCTACGGGCAAGCAGGGGCTGGCAAGACCAGCTTGATCAAGACTTTACCGCATCCCGTGGTACTGTCAGCAGAGGGTGGGTTGCTGTCTATCCAAGACGCTGATTTGCCGTATCTTGAAATCACCAGCATGGACGATCTGCGCGAGGCTTACGCCTGGGTTGCGGATTCTGACCACAAGTCAGTGGCGCTAGACAGCATCTCGGAGATTGCGGAGGTCTGTTTGAACCATGAGAAAAAGGTCAACAAAGACCCAAGGGCTGCCTATGGCGCAATGCAGGAACAGATGGCCGACATCATTCGGGCCTTCCGTGACCTGCCTGGACGCCATGTTCTGATGACAGCCAAGCTGGAGAAGACTCAGGATGAAATGGGCCGGGTGCTGTATTCGCCTTCCATGCCGGGTATTAAGACCGGGCAGGCACTGCCTTACTTTTTCGACGAGGTGCTTGCGCTGCGGGTTGAGAAGGATGCCGAGGGCAACACTCAACGCGCACTGATGTGCGACAGCGACGGCCTGTGGCTAGCGAAGGATCGTAGCGGCAAGCTGGGTGGCTGGGAAGCGCCTGACCTGGGCGAGATCATCAACAAGATTGGCGGCGTGGCATGAAAAAGATCGTCCGGATGTACGTGTACTTTTCTAAGTACTCATTTGAGACTACAGGCAGTTGGACAGCTTTCAGTTTTCGCACTGCTGACACTGAATCAATGACGTTTGTTTGCGAACAGGATGTTGAGTTTGACATACCTGAAAACTACGATCCCACCGCGCAAAAGATTGCGGCACTGCAGGTCGAAAAAGAAAAGGCGCAAGAAGCGTTCCACAAATCAATCCACCAGATCAACGAAAAGATCAGCAAACTGCAAGCACTGGAGTACACCCAATGAACACTTTATATCAACGTTGGCTTGACGCCAAAAAATTAGAAGCCACGGCAGTTGCCGAGCGCCGGGAACTAGAAGACCTGATGGTTGAAACCTTTGCCATCCCTAAAGACTTGGATGGCACTGTCAAACACGCCATTGACGGTTACGTCATCAAGACCGAGGGCCGAATCAACAAGAAGATCGACGCTGACAAACTCCAGATGTTGGCTGCTGAAGCCGGTCTGAGCGAACACCTGTCCAGCCTCTTTCGCTGGAAACCCGAGATCAATGCAAAGGCTTGGGGCGCGGCTGCTGACGCTGTGACCGGGCCGCTGCTTGGTGCTATTACGTCCACCCCTGGACGCCCCACTTTCACTATCACTAAGGATTAATCATGGCTTTTCTTGACGAAGAATTTACCCTCGACACTTTGCCGAAAGGCAACACTAGCAACTTTGAGCCACTGCCCGAAGGTTGGTATAACGCCAGCATTACGGGCGCTGAGATTAAGTCTACCAAGGCAGGCGACGGCAAGTACATTGCCTGCAAGTACACCATCACCGGGCCGTCGCATCAGGGGCGCGTGGTGTTCGGCAACTTGAACATCAAGAACGCCAGCACCAAGGCCGAGGAGATCGGACGCCAGCAGTTGGGCGAGATCATGCGAGCCATTGGCTTGGCAAAGGTGACCGACACCGACCAACTGATTGGCGGCAACCTGGGCATCAAGCTGGTGGTCAAGACTGGTGAGTACGCCGGGAATGAGATCAAGGGTTACAAATCTTTTGGCGGCGTGACACCGGCTGCGGTTGCACCGTTTAAGCCTGTTGGGCCTGCTTCCTTTGCAGCTCACATTCCATTAGGAGAAAAAAACGCGACGGTAATGCAGGTTGCACCGGCTAAGTCTGCGCCACCGTGGGCTAAGAAGTAAGCAAAAAAAGACCCCGCTTGTGACGGCGGGGTCAATGTAAGCAACAACTAACAGGAGAAAACACCGTGCAAATACCTGAACCAGAGATTACCATAACTTCCCTGATCGACGCCGCCCATCAGGAACGGACTGAGAAACCCCGCGCTCACATGGGGTGCAGTACGCTGGGCCACCATTGTGAGCGCTGGCTTTGGCTGTCATTCCGTTGGGCAGTGGTGGAAAAGTTCCAAGGACGGATTCTCCGTCTTTTCAGGCGTGGCTTCAATGAGGAAGCCACCATCATCAGTGACCTACGCGCCATTGGCATGAGCGTGAGCGGCACCCAGCGCCGGGTGAACTTTGGCAGCCATGTATCGGGCAGCCTAGACGGCATTGGCAAAGGAGTTCCTGGTGCGCCAAAGACTGAACACGTACTGGAGTTTAAAACCCATTCTCTAAAGTCATTCAATGACCTTGAGAAGAATGGCGTGGCAAAGAGTAAGCCTCAGCATTTCACGCAGTGTCAGGTTTATATGCACGGCACTGAGTTGAAACGCGCCTTGTATGTGGCAATCTGCAAAGACGATGACCGCATCTACACCGAGCGCCTAGAGTATGACAAAGACCATGCCATCAAGGCAATTGACAGAGGCCAAAGGCTGGCGCTGACTGACCGCCTGCCACCACCCATCAGCACCGACCCAACATGGTTTGAATGCAAGATGTGTGCAGGCCATGACTTTTGCCACGGCAGCAAAACCACTAAACAAGTCAACTGCCGTACCTGCGCCCACATCACGCCATTGTCAGATTCGACATGGCACTGCGCCAAGTGGGACGCCATTGTGCCAACTGACGCGCAGCTTACAGGCTGCGAGAGCCACGTTATTCATCCTGACTTGGTGCCTTGGAAACGCCTGGAAGGGCCAAGCGACTGGGTTGCAGTCTATGAGATTGACGGGCAGGGCATTGCCAATGGTGAGCCGGGTGAGGGGGTGTATGGCTCCAAGGAACTGTTAGCCAATGCCAAGGCCTGCGTGGCTGCTGATCCGCAGGTTATGGCGTTTCGGAAAGAGTGGGATGGGAGGGTAGTGGGGTGAATGATTTTAAAACAAAAGACGATTTTGGATGGTTTAAGTTTTGCCCTCAGACTCGCAGCGAAGTCCACAATAAAGGAGAAGCACTGGATTTTGTATTGTGGCAAGGAGAACAATGGTCAGTAACAATGTATGGACTTGAACTCCGTGATGGAACTTATCACGTTCCAGCAAAAGACTTATGGAAATTGGCTCCAAAACTTTTGTCAGAAAAAACAAAAACAAGACAATGTGTTTTTGTGCATTGGTTCCAACATTTAAGTCAAAAAGTTTGGTGTGATGAGGATGACATTGATCATGCTTTGCAGGCTTTTTTATTGTTGTTTAATGAAAACGGAAAACGCACCAATATCATGCCCCCAACATTGATGGGGGAAGCTGAAATTGAAGAATATGCAGTTAATTGCGCCAATCACGCATATAAATTAGCGCGTTTTCGTGCGATGGAAGGGTTGGTGTTTGATGCTCCGTGACTACCAAACCCGCACCATCGACCAGCTTTACGCATGGTTTGAGGCAGGCAACCAAGGCAACCCTTGTCTGGTGCTGCCCACCGGGTCAGGCAAGAGCCACATCATTGCGGCACTGTGCAAGGATGCGCTGCAATCCTGGCCTGAGACTCGCATTCTGATGCTCACCCATGTCAGAGAACTGATCGCTCAGAATGCCGAAAAAATGCGCCAACACTGGCCGAACGCGCCGATGGGAATTTACTCTGCCGGGTTGCGCCAGAAGGAATTGGGCGAACCGATAACCTTTGCAGGCATCCAGTCGGTGCGAACCAAGGCCAAGCAGATAGGCCACGTTGACCTAGTTATTATAGACGAGGCTCATCTAGTGAGCCACAAGGACGAGGGCGGCTATCGAAGCCTGCTGGCCGAATTGAGCGCCATCAATCCAAACCTGCGAATCGTGGGCCTGACCGCCAGCCCGTACAGGTTAGGCCACGGCTACATCACCGACGATCCCGCCATCTTTGACGCCTTGATTGAGCCGGTGAGCATAGAGGAACTTATTCACAAGGGGTTTCTATCAACTTTACGCAGTAAATTGACCCGCACCAAACTGGAAGTGGACGGGGTCCACAAACGTGGCGGGGAATACATTGAAAGCGAATTACAGGCAGCGGTGGACACCAGTGACAAGAACCGAAAGGTGGCCGCTGAGATAGTGCGCTTGGGGTTTGAACGCAAATCTTGGCTAGTGTTTTGCGCCGGGGTGGCCCATGCCCAGCACATTGCCACCGCATTGCAGGCGCAAGGCATTAACACCGAATGCGTGACCGGTGAGACGCCATCCAATGAGCGTGACCGGATACTGACCGACTTCAAGGCAGGGCGCATTCGGGCCTTAACCAATGCCAATGTATTGACAACGGGTTTTGACGCACCTGGGATCGATCTGGTGGCTATGCTGCGGCCAACTATGTCACCGGGCCTATATGTGCAAATGGCAGGGCGTGGCCTGCGAATTGCGCTGGGTAAGACGGACTGCCTGGTGTTGGATTTTGCTGGCGTGGTGGAGCAACATGGCCCCATCACCGCAGTCAGACCGCCGCCGAAAAAAGGCGACAAGCAAGGCGAAGCGCCGGTGAAAGTGTGTGACCACTGTCAAGAGATATGCGCCTTATCGGTCAGGGTCTGCCCAGCTTGCGGTGAGGCATTTCCGGAACCCGAGCGCCCCGCGCTGCGCCTGCATAACCTGGACATTATGGGGCAGGACGGTACTGACTTGGAAGTCAATAGCTGGACATGGCGAAAGCATATAAGCCGAGCCAGTGGCCGGGAGATGTTGAGCGTGACGTACTACGGCGGACTGTCAGACCCGCCAGTGACCGAATATCTGGCAGTGACTCACGACGGATATGCAGGCGAAAAGTCGCGCAGGCTGCTGGCCGAGGTTGCCCATCAGGCAGGCGTGACGCTGGACTATGGGGTATCGGAACTGCATCAAATGGCGCAACAGATGAGCGAGGGCAGGCCACCCAGCGCCGTTGAATTTAAGCGTGAAGGCCGTTTTTTTACCGTACTAAAGAGGACATGGAACCAATGAATACCCGTCACCCAGAACCCGCAATCGTTACACACTACCGCGCCACCGTGAACGCCGAGCCGCCGAGGGTCTGCCATACGTGCGACCATTACAGGCCCGATGGTGTCTGCGCCGAATATAACGATACGCCACCACCAGAATTCGCATCCGAGCCTGGGGGCTGCGCCTTGTGGGAGTGGGAGGTGCCATTCTGATGGAGTCCGAACATTTACAGCAGGTCAGGTTAGTGGCATGGTTTCGCAAGACTTACCCCGGCGTGAGGGTCTTTGCAATACCCAATGGGGGCCATCGTGGGGCTTCTCAGGGGGCTGCATTGAAGGCCGAAGGGGTACAGGCAGGGGTGCCCGACCTTTTCGTGCCTGAGTGGAACCTATGGGTGGAACTCAAGCGTGAGGCAGGCGGCGTGGTGTCGCCAGTACAAAAGGACTGGATCGCGTACCTAGAGAGTATCGGCCACCGCGTGATTGTGGGCAGGGGCTTTGAGGATGCTAAACGGCAAATAGAGGACGTAAAAAAGCCCACCTTGTATTCGGTGGGCATTAGGTTGGAATAATCGTTTCAGGTATCGTTACAGGTTAAGCAGCAGAGCCAGCAGGGCGGCAAATAGGGCGGCTAAGAGCATGGTTCACCCTCCCACCGGGTGCCGAGCCAGTCTACCGGGTCGTGCGGTTCGTAATACAGGTACTCCATTGCCTCCTGGTGGCACCATGCATATTTATGCATTAGGTGGTGGATTTTGTCGGTAATGTCGTGGTCTAGCATTCCCCTGCCCCTTTGCAGTGGTAGCAAGTAGTCCCTTCGTGTTGGCCCTCTCCCGAGCCATTGCAAGCAGGGCAGATACCCGGCTCTGAGTCGTCGGGGCCATCATCGGCCATGAGTCTGGCCTGATCGCGCGCATCGTCGCGCCAATCGTCATCGTAGGTCATACTGTTGCCTCATTGGTGTTAAAAATCTGTTTGCCCACAATGCTAGACATATGGAATTGCTCCACAGTGCAGGGATACCCTCCCTTGTGCATACCTTGTGCCATGTCAAACGCCAAACGCTTTGCGCGTTTCCAATCATCTGAAACCAAAATATCGTAATGAAATACCCGAATTTGCTTATTGGTTTTTTGGTCAAATACAGAATAGCAACTCATGGTTTCATACTCCAAAAATAGTAAGCAAAGGGTAGACCCCATACGGCAGCGCCGATAAGGCCTTGGATCAGGGTCCACAATAGTTTTTTCACCTTGTGACCTCTTGAATGTTGATATTGGATTCTGTCAATTGCTTTTCTTGGCAATAGTCGGCGTGGTCTATAAACCCATGTCGGGCGCAAAATATATCAAG